ATCCGTATCGTACACCTGGCGAGATTCGTTGGGCAAATACACCGCCGTTTGATGGCGGCAACATAGAAGTACGCAGATATATCCAAGAAATGTTTGATAAATACTTTGGTAACTTTGCCCCAGGAGTTGACCAAGTAGAATCGCAGAATAAACAGCAGGCGGTAATTAATAAAGTATTTACGCATCTTAAATATGTGCTTGAGCAAGTATGGACGCTCTATCAGCAGTATGGTCCCGATGCTGAGTTTTTCCGGGTGACCGGAATGCAGGATGTACAGAAGTTCAGCAAAGGAAGACCTGGAGAGAGATTTGACTTTTACTTACAGTTCGATGTGGCGACACAAGATCCACAGCAAATGCTTGAGCGTGTAAAAGCAATTGCCGAGCTTGCCCCCGCTTTAGACAGATCAGGTACGCTTGATACTGAAAGACTCTTACAACTCGCAGTAGGACAGATCATGCCTGGTGCATCCGAGAAAATTATTATACCAAAAGAGACTGCATCTCAGAAAGCGGTTGATGAGGAAAGACAGACAATAGCGGAGTTAGTGGCAGGAGTACCTCCGAATGTCCGTCCACAGGATGCCCATGAACTGAAGGCGCAAGTATTTCAACAATGGTTATCACAGCCTGATATTCAACAGAAGGCACAAGAAGACCCGGCATTGCAGGAGCGCATACAGAACTATATGCAACAGCGTAATTTCGCTATTCAGCAAAAAGCTAATGCTGAAATCGGCAGACTCGGTGCGGCGCCCACGCAATTCGGACAAACTGCTCAGACAGAAGCGGCATGAAGAATTTTCCAAAGATCGGTCAAACGGTCTATCGACCAACCACAAAATCAAAAAATCATGCGAGGTAGAAAAAAAACAAAATACATGAGTAAGGGAGGAATGCGTAAGAAACGCCGCTAAATGGCTTATCTTATTGCTAATATTCCCCAATTCAAAGTTTGGGTTCGTAAGGAGTTCACGCACAATCATATGAAATATGAAGGAGAATACTTGCACGGTTTGGCAATCGCAGTTTGTGCGATACCCGACCGATGCCTGTCTTTTCAAGTAGTATTTACAGGATGTGACGAAGAAGATCCAAACCCGCACGGCGGGGCAATGTGGGCGAGGATGCCAATCACCGCTTTGATTGCGGATGTTCCTTATGAGCAATGGCCCGATAAGTGTCCGACCCACATCGCCCAACCGTGGGACTGTCCAAGCAGAGACATAGCAGTAACTAAACTTGATCGCGTAAGTTCAAGTCCCTGGATCGCTAAACTCGCAGGAAAGTTCTATAAAGCACATTACATGTTCACCGTAGATTTTACGGGCAACAGTATTGCCGATGATCCGGCACAGCATAAGCAAAGCCATGTGCTTGAGTTGACCGAAGGACCATGGGAAGGACAGATTATTGCATTACCTAATAACCGTGTTCGTGTAACGAACCCTGCTTTGTGGTTAGTTGGTGAAGGTCCACCCGATTTTGTTCCTAGTCAATATCTACATTCTGCTGAAAAACATGATTCGTACACGGATTGGAAGGAAACTTTTGATAATTTGTATGCGGATGAAAAAAATTAATGAGTATTACATATCGAGGTGAGCGTTTTAGTGGTTATAATAAGCCCAAAAGGACTCCGGGTAAGTCAAAGAAGTTTGCCGTGCTTGCCAAAGAAGGAGACAAAGTTCGACTTGTTCGTTACGGCGATCCAAAAATGTCTATTAAGAAAAACATTCCCGCACGGCGTAAATCCTTCAGAGCAAGACATAAATGCGATGAGAAAAAGTCTAAATTAACCGCAGGATATTGGAGTTGTAAAAAATGGTAAAAAAATTGACATCAAAGCAAAAGAAAATAGCAAGGGCGGCGAAGCCCCGCAATAGAATCACAAAGTCCGATTTTGTGGCCTTGAGAGGGCGGAGGAAGAAAAAGTGAGCAAGAATGTGCCAACGAACAAGGCACTTTACAACCGCGTCAAAGCGGAAGCAAAAAGAAAGTACAAGGTTTGGCCCTCAGCGTATGCAAGTGGCTATTTAACAAAAGAGTACAAGCGCCGTGGCGGTAAGTACAAGACAGTCAAAGGCAAAAAGTAATGTCCAAGAAAGATGGTGGACTGACGAAATGGTTCGGCCCCTCCAAGAAGGGCTGGATCGACTGCAAAACGGGCAAGCCATGTGGCAGGAAGTCTGCGCGCTCGTCGAAGCGTCCGTATCCCGCATGTCGGCCCACGAAAGCGCAATGCAAGAAAAGTGCGGTAAAGAGAAAGACGGGACCAAAGCGTGTAAATTGGAAGGGTAGGAAGAAGTGAGATGGGTTGTCCTGTTTTTATTATTAGGATGTACAAGCACGCATAATCTCAAACTTCTTGAGCAGGACAGAGAGAATAAAGAGCTAGAACTGATGTATTTAAAGGAAATGCAAATAGCACAAGAAAACAATGATCAAGATGCCTTTGATTATTTTTTCCAGGAATATATGGAAGTACCGAGATTGGATATTCCGCAAAAGCTTAAAAATCATAAAAACTATTTTCAGGGCGGAGATAAAATAAAATACTGATGAGAAAGACTAATCATGAAATCGACCATGAAGATGCAATTAGAGCGCTGTCCTCTATCAAAAACGACCCCAACTTCAAGCGATATATTGAAGTGCGTGAGAGTATGCGTGAAGAAACTATCCGGGCGTTGCAGACTCCTGCGAACATTGAAAATCTAAACCTACACTTTTATATTTCAGGGAAACTTGAGGCCATCGACGAAGAGTTAGATATTTTTTACAAGCTTTTTTCATAGTAGTTATTGGTTTGGACCCTCTGCGCTTGGGGTAGCGCAGGGGGTTTTTTGTTGCCATTGTCAAGACAATTAGTTACATTATGCTACACTAGGTGACAACCTTGAATAATTATGGAAACATTAACAGAAGGGGTTGTCTCGGAGTCCCCTGAAAATTCCGTGAATACAGAAACGCCCGTGGATGGGAATGTGTCGATGGCAGAATTTGCAGATCAGTTATTGAAACGCAAACAAGCTAACGAAGCAGAACCTGAAGCGAGTACCGAAGAGACGGACGAACCTTCTGACCAAACAGAAGAGCCTACGGAAGTCACTGAGGAAACCACCGCCGAAGAGACGGAAGACGATACGCCGTCCCCACAACCTTCGGAAAATGTTCTTTCAAAGTACGGAATCGACCTGGACAACTTGTCCGAAGAGGAAAGTCGCGAACTCGCAAAATCGCTGAACGCATCTGCGGTTAAACGGTTTGGCAGACTTACAGCTCAGAAGAAAGCACTACTAGCGGAAAATGCTGAACTGCAAGCGCAAGCCGAGCAGGCACAGCAAACGCAAACTAGCGAAACTCCTGAGTTCCTCAAAGACAACGCTCTACACAATGTAGCTGATGAGCAGGCACTCATGAAGGAAGTCGAGAATCTAAACACTCTTATCGAGTGGGCAGAGGATGGGATGGAAAACGAAGCCCAGTTTGACGATGACGGAAATGAGTTTGTCCTCAAGGATGGAGATAAAACTTACACCAAGGCTGAACTGCGGAGAATACGATCCAATGCGAAGAAAATAATTCGTAAGGATGCTCCTGCAAGACAGGCGTGGATTAAGGAGCGTCAAGCATCTGATCAGCAGGCATTACAAACCTTCGAGTTTTTAGGAGACGCGGAAAGCGATGACTATAAGTTGTTCATGCAAGTAAAGTCTAACAAGCTTTATAAGCCCTTGGTTGAGCATTTACCAAATTCAAACTTTGCCCTGGCACTCATGGTGGAGGGATTAAATGCGGTAAAGGCACGCCAGAAACAAAAGTCGAAACCAGCCCCCAAGCCAAAAGCACCCGTGGCATCCACGGAAGCAGGAGCGGCAAGGGCGAAGACTCCACAAGCGGCAAAGACGAAGGCTGTGGAGACGGCGTATAAGAAGTACGAAGAATCCGGGTCTATGGCGGACTATCAATCTTATCTTAAACTAAAAAGGAATTAATTAAAATGGCATCAACAAAAACTTATTCAGTATCAGGCAACAGAGAGGATCTCAGCGATATTGTCACCCTGCTAGAACCAGAGGCTAGTCCATTCGTATCTATGGCAAAGAAGGCAACCGCAAGCGGTACATTCTTCGAGTGGCAAACAGATAACATGGCAACTCCTTCATTCGCCGGAGTACTCGAAGGCGAAGACGCTTCGAGCTTTGACGATAAAGCCGCCAACCGTGCAAAACTTGGAAATCATATTCAAAAGCTTCGCAAGACTTACGCAGTTTCTGATCTTCAGGAAATCGTAGATACCGCCGGGGTCGCAAGTGAATTCGCGAACGCCGAAAGCAAAGCTGTACGGGAATTAAAAAGAGATCTGGAATCTGCTGTATGTTCAGCCCAGGATCGTCAAGCAGATGATGGAACCAATCCATACAAAACTCGCGGAATGCTCAAATGGTTAGGAGTAGGCGGACAACCTTCCGATGTACCAAGCTTTGCACAGAATGTAGCTAATGATACTACTTCAGTGCAAACCGAAACTACCTTCAATAATGTTCTTCAGGAACTTTACGAAGCTAACGGAATGCCTGGTGGCCCACTTACCTTGATTGCTGGTCCCGGACTGAAGCGCGAAATCTCAAACTTCGCCCGTCAGGAAGGCTCCACAACCGCAATCAGTTATCAAGTTACTCAACCCGCTGAGAGCAAGAAAATAACCTTATCAGTCAGCACTTACGAAGGAGACTATGGTCTTATAAATATAGTGCCTTCGGTCTTTATTAACAGATCGAGTGGCTCGGCAACCGTGGACGCAGACGCAGGACTACTAATTGATCCTGAGTATGTAGGAATCCACATGCTTAAAGCTGAATCTACATCTGAGCTTGAGAATCGTGGCGGAGGTCGCAGAGGTTTTGCGGATCTCGTAGCTGGCCTTGCCTGTTATAGCCCCAAAGCACACGGATATTTTAACTAACTCATTGTAATACGGAGGGGGGTTCGCAATGCGGACCTCCCTCTAACCTATACAAAGATGGCGGAAATATTCTTACCTAAATGGAAAAACGGAAACGGTTCGCAGTTTATGAGGAATCTTGACCGTTATTTGCGTTACGAGGTGGATAAGGAAAAATCAGAATTAGCAATGCGTGAGGCTCAATGCCGTAAGGTGAACCGCGAGATGGGTTCTGCAAAAATGGAAGGTGTGGGTCAATTGAAAGGTACTATTCCCGCACGCGATTTTTTTCGTTGGCAACAATTTAAGCCAGGATGTTGGGGGGACAAAAGTTTTGTAAAAGAATACTTTCGTGACAATCCATCATTCAAAGCACAGACTTTGACCAAGAAGTCCTTCAGCGGACCCAGCTTCAAGGCGGCATGAGAGAAGTAGCGATCAGTACGATGCTCACCAATCTTAAACACTTGGTGGGCGTTCTTCTC